GGATGTCCAAGAACTCGCTCTTGGCCCTGATTCCATTATGCGCTCTGCTAATCCACAGGCAATCCGTCGTGTACCGCTAGAACTACCTCCTGGAGTATTTACAGAATCCAGTGTTCTGGAACGTGAACTTCGTCTGGGCGCTCGTTACCCAGAAGTACGTAGCGGTAACGTTGATGCCTCTATCATCACAGGTCGTGGAGTTCAAGCGCTTCAAGCAGGCTTTGATACACAAGTTCGTGCAGCACAAGCACAGTTTGCACGTCTATTTATGGAACTTGTATCGCTCTGCTTTGAAGTAGACGAAAAGATTTTCGGCAGCATCCAGAAAGAAATCAAGGGCGTTGACGACGGTACTCCATTCAATATGAAGTACATTCCAAGCAAGGCTATCGCTGGTGAATACGGCGTAGATGTGCGCTACGGAATTATGTCGGGTATGAATCCAAACAACGCAATCATTGCTTTGCTACAGATGCGCTCTGACAAACTTGTATCACGTGATTATGTACGCCGCGAAATTCCAATGGAGTTGAATGTTACTCAAGAAGAACAACGTGTTGACATTGAAGAGATGCGCGATTCTTTGCGCGTTGCTGTTGCTCAGTATGCCCAGGCTATCCCAGCGCTTGCTGCACAAGGTCAGGATCCTTCTCAGATTGTTTCTCGAATCGCCGAGGTAATCAAGGGCCGTCAAAAAGGTCTTGCACTAGAGACTATTGTGGAGAAGGTATTTATGCCAGAGCCACAACCAGAAATGCCAATGGGCGAACAAGTTCCAGCAGCAGGTATGGCCCCCGTTCCTGCCTCGCAGCCAACTCCAGAACAAATGGGTGCGGCCCCTGCTGCTGGCGCTCGTCCAGACATTGCTACGTTACTCGCATCTATTGCAGGGTAGGGAGGTGTAATATGAATAAAAAAGGTGGTCGCGCTGCTGCTCCAATGCAACAGCCAACAAAAGGCAAGATGGATACCAAGAAGCCAGCAAAGTCAGATGTTCAGTTTGGCTATGCTCCAGCAGGACGCAAAGGCAAGAAGGCTTAGTGTTATTTGAGAGGATAGAACGTGGACGATGAACAAGATTACGTACCGCGTTCTATCACTCTCGCCGATTTCTTAGTAGTTATATCAGGTTTTGCAGTAAATATAATCCGAGCCATAGAGATGCTCGCATCAGAAATTTTAGATTTAGCAGTGTATAACGCAAATAGAAAAACAAAAGTTTCCAGAGTGTGGGAACAATTCACATCAGATTTAGAGAAGATGGAGGACAATAATGGCTAGAGGCCCACTCGCAGGACCAGCAGGTCCTGGCAAGTTCTCCACAAGAACAGACGGTTTAGAATTCCAATCAGATTCCTATGGTGCTGGCGTAGAAAATGCTGCCATCAAAGCAGGCAGTCCACTTGCAAAGACTCCAGATGTAAACCCAGTATCTTTATCAGAGCAGGGTATGGCACCAAGTCAACAAGAGATTGTTTCTTTGTTTGCCCCAACACAACGTCCAGGAGATTCTTTAGAAGGATCTATTGCTCGACCAAGAGTAGAGTTCCAAGTACAACAGGCTAAGACTTCAGACGCTTTAGCACAGTTGCTTCCTTTTGATAATACAGGTGAAATCACAATTCTGTATCAGGAAGCATTAGCGAGAGGTGATTGATGGCTGACCTCAATGCAGCAGCCTCTGCTGCTGGGTTATCCGATAAGCAAAAGAAGCAAATTGATCGCTTGAATAAAGCGCTAGAAACACACAAGACGCTTCTCAATCTCCCAGCCACAGTTGCCAGCGATGCCTATAACAACAAACTTACACCTAAAGAACAACAAGATCTCAAGGATAAGTTTGGTCAAGAGTCTCCAGAAGAAAAGCCTAATCGCGGTTGGCTAGGTACGGCCTGGCATTACACTGGCGGTAAGGTATTTGAGGCTGCTCAGGCGTTATCAGACTTATCAACTCGTGTTGCTCGTACAGGTATCATTGCTGCACAAGAAGGCCGTGACCTATCTGATGCGTGGGATCGTGCAGAAAAAGACGGTCAAAAGGTTTTCAATGAAGAGCGTCTATCAGATGCTGAGTCAAAGTATGGCAAGAATCTTGTAGGTATTGCCAAGAAGATTCGTAGCGCTAAGAACAGCCAAGAAGTTGCACAACTTATGGCTACTGCTACACCAGAAGAAAAGTACTGGCTACAGATTTCTGACCGCAGTCTCAAGAATATGCCAGGAGTTGAAGAAAAGAAACTCCAGGCTGACAGAGATTTACTAGATGATGCTATTTCTGCAGTCAATGCTGCTCAGTATTCACCAGGTCGTGCTGTTGCCAACGTATTAGATACTTTTATTCCTGGCGATTTCTACAAGAATGGCTTTTTCTATAAGATTACATCTGGCGCAGTAGATGCTGCCTACCGTATCTTTGCAGATCCTACACTTCTTGTGGGTAAAGCAAAGCGTTTGTACGATGTAAACAAGTACGCTTACGAAGCAATCGTTGTATCTGCTCGCAAGAATGGGGAAACCGCAGCAAATTACTTTGCTAAGCCAGAGACTACTGCGTTTTGGGATACATACGGTACAAAACTCAAGGATTTACGTGAGGCTACAAAGCGTGGAGACAAGGTTGCTGCTGCTAAAGCACGCCGTGAAGCAGAGCGTATAGCCCCAGAGTTCGGTCCAGCAGTTATCAACCTATTCAATAAGGCTGAGATTGAAGATATCAACTCTGCCAAGGCTTTCTTCTATAATAGCGATGACGCATTTACAATGATGAGTGCAGGAACTGCACGTCGTCGTATCCTAATGCCACGTTTAGATACTGCTCGCAGGGCAAGAGTTGCAGTTCTTACTGGTGCTAACAGAGTATTCAACTTAGATGACATTGGTCCTAAGTTGGTTGATGATTTCTTTGGTCAACCAGAGACTCAGGATGGAATCTATAAGGCTATTACTGAATCACCTGAAAAGATGATTGAGGCAGCCAAGGGCCTAAAGGTAAAGGGCTTAGATCGTCTACGTTTTTCTAGCAATGATATTGCTCGTCGTATTGATAATGCTAAGCGCAAGTTTACTCGCATTCCATTATTCAAAGATGACAAGTTTGATGTAACTGCAGCAGATGCTCCAGATAAAATTTATCAACTAGCAGCGATTGTCGTTCCTACCCGCCAAGCACGTCTTATCTCTGAGACTTTTGCAGGTCTTGAAGAGACTGGCAAGCGTAAAGAGTTCTATTATGGACTATACGCAACTATCGCTGATATTCGCGGTATGAATATGACCGTAGAAGGACAGAAGATTGTCCGTCGTTTGACTGGCAAAGGTCAGGTAAAGTACAGCATTACTGGAACTGATGACTATATTGACTTCGGTTTACTACCTAGCGAAATGAATGACCTTGTTTCAGCGCCAAGCCTAGTAGATATTGACCGTATGTCTGCTAGAACAAGTCTTATCCAGCGCATCATTGGTGTTTCCAACAGCAGATATATGGAAAGCGCAACCAATGCCTGGTCATTCTTGACTCTTGCTGGGTATCGTTACGCATTACGTAACTCTATTGAAGATTTGATGGTCAACATTGCTATCGGTGGAAGCCCTTGGGGTATTGCAAAGAACCGTTATCTAGCAACTCGACTCAATACTGCTATCCGTTTGACTCCAGGACTTACTGCTGGTGAGAAGTTCGCAGCAGAACCTCTGGGTCTTATTATGCGATTTGTCAATAAGGGTGAATCAGAACAATACGCTACACGTATCAAAGATGTTGACAAGGTTTTATCTGCAAAGAAAGCAAAGATTGCGGAATACGATAACATCGTAAAGACCAGCAAAGATGCAAAGAAAGTCAAGTCAGCAGAGGCTGGAATCCGTCGCTTACGTGGCGAGATTGCTGGTGGCGTAGAGCAAGAAGTACGCAAGATTATGGCTGAGGCTTTGACAAAGGGCCGTGTTCAGCGATTTGCTAAAGCCGCTGGTCTATCTAAACTTGATAGCGAAGGATTAGAACTGCTAACAGAGCAGGTTCTTTACGGAGATATAGACAACCTACTGTCTATCATTTCTGAAGGTGGATTCAACTTCGCTGCAGGCGCAAACTACGTTGATTCAGCATTTGACCTAGCAAAGACTCTTGGAGTAAAGCAGGCAGAACTTCGCCTAGACCTTGGTGGACTAAAGACTCAATATGCTCAAGCAGCAGGTGCTCGCGGCTTTACCGAAATTGGTCTAATTCCGAACAACGAAGCATCGATGATTGCTTGGGCTTTGCGTATCTCCTTCTATGGAAATGATGAACTAGGTTCTATAGCCCTTGCTAACGCTGATAATCCAGTAGAAGCAGTCAATGCTATGAAGGTTTGGCTATCCGACCCTAAGAACAAGAAGGTTCTAGACGACGCACGTCTATCATCAGGCAAGAATCTAACTATAGATGAATACGCTCAGATTGTACTAAACCGTGCTAGAGCAATCGTTGTTGGTCGCGGTACAGGAAAAGTCAATACTGAACTATTGGATAAGATTCGCACCTTTGATCCTGAACTCAACCGTTATGTTATCTCTGGTAAATTGACATTAGATGACCTACCAGATGTAAATAATATGGATGCCATTCCAGCGGCTGTTGTTGGTCCAGAACTTGTGCCAGTTGCAGATGTCAACAACTACACCTCACCTTTGATGCAAAAGGGTTGGGTATGGCTAGGTCTATCAACTGCTCGTCTGTCACGCCAGCCTATGGCACTATATGAAGTAACAAGAATTCGTAAGCAGATGAAGGCATCTGGCTTTGAGCAGGCTTTCTACGATAACTTTACTAAAGGTATCGATGATGCTGAGTCAAAAGCCGCAGCACTTGTCAATGCAAAACGTGAGTACGCTAAGTTAGTAGAGGAACGTGCAGTATCTCAGATACTTCCATACGTAGATAATCCTCTTATCCGTAGCCAAGCATCGTTTACAGCACGTAACTTTGCTCGTTTCTACCGCGCTCAAGAAGATTTTTACCGTCGTCTTGCTCGTATTGTTCGCTACAACCCAGAGGCTATCCAAAAGTTAGCACTTACATTTGATGGTGTAGCACACTCTGGTTGGATTCAAGAAGATGATCGTGGTGAAAAGTATTTCGTTTACCCACACTTCGCTCCAGGGTATCGTGCAATGCAAGGTGTACTCACTGCTTTAGGTATCAAACAAGATTTCAAAGTTCCATTCCCTGTTCAATTTGGTGCATCTGTCAAGATGTTGTCACCATCTTTGAATACGGAATCGTGGCTACCTACATTCTCTGGTCCTGCTGCAGCAATCCCAATGACAACGCTGCAGAACCTAACTAATATATTTGAACCAGGTATGGGCGACACGATTGCTCGATATACACTTGGTGAGTATTCAGTAGATCAAGGACTTGTTTCACGCCTAATG